TTATTTGTCTAATTCCACCAGCACCTCTTCCACTTTTTCGTCTGTCACAACCTCCCAATCTCTTATCTCCTCATGCGGCAACACATAATCAAAAATCTGTCCGTTCTTGCGCACGATCATAACTGTGTCTGCTGTGATATATCCATTGTCAATCGCTTGCTTAAATTCGTCGTATGTTAGCATTTTTACCCTCCTACTTATTTATTCGTATTTTACAGGAAATAATATAATTAAATTTAAAGGTCGTTTAAATCTAATTAACATCTTTTTTGTTACAAACTAAAATATTGATTGTTAGCGAATATTAAATAAAAAGAAATTTTAGCGTAATATTATTGATAAATTAATTTTATTAATTTTAAGTTTTTTTAATTTAAAGTGATATAATTAACCTGTAAATAATAAAAGGAGGACATGGATATGTCTAAATCAAATCGTCGTACTTGGCAAGGTTTAGTTGTTATTTTAATAGCTATTCTCACCACTTTTACCACAAGTACTGTTACGGCAGCCAGAAAAATTAGAAATTTCCCTGATACCACGGAAATTTTGTTAGGAACGAAGGCGACTGAGACACCAGGAATCTTACCATTCACTGGTAGCTACCAATTAGTTTTGGGCGATCTTGACAATCTGCAAAGGCCAACCTTCGCACACATACAGCTAAAAGATCAAGATGAGCCTAATATTAAACGAAAAGGACTTAAATTCAATCCTCCTGGCTGGCATAATTACAAATTGATTGACGCTAATGGAAAAACAACTTGGCTAATGGACCGTGGCCATTTAGTTGGTTACCAATTTAGTGGCTTAAATGACGAGCCTAAAAACCTAGTTACAATGACAAAATATCTTAATACTGGCTTTAGTGACAAAAATCCTTTAGGAATGCTCTATTATGAAAATAGATTAGATAGCTGGTTAGCTCTACACCCTAACTTCTGGCTAGACTATAAAGTTACTCCTGTTTATCATAAAAATGAGTTAGTTCCTCGCCAAGTAGTTCTAAAGTATGTTGGAATTGATGAAAATGGAAATCTACTTCAAATTAAGTTAGGTAGTGAGAAAGAAAGTGTAGACAACTTTGGAGTAACATCAGTTACATTAGATAACGTATCTCCTTTAGCTGAATTGGATTACCAAACAGGAATGATGCTAGATTCAACTCAAAACGAAGAAGATAGTAATTTAGAAACCGAAGAGTTTGAAGAAGCGGCTTAACATAAACTTATACTTAATAAAAATATCTAGATTGTGAACATTATCCCAAATGTTAGATTATTTATTTAATATTTGGGGTAATTTGTATAAAGTTAAATTTTGAAGAAAAATTAGTATAGGCTACTATCTGTGCTATTTTTTAAAAAAACAACGTCTATTTAGAAAGTTCCTTAAATAGGACTTTGAGAAATTAGTCTGTTTTAACGGCCTTTGTTGAGGATGATTGAATCGAGTAATATGTATAGTAGATTGAAAGAAAAAGGGTGATTTTATGAAAAGATCCAAAAAAGTATCGTTACTTAGTGTTATTGTTGGAATTGCTTTAGCTGTGATACCAATTTATATTGTTAATGATGACAATGAACTTATCGTTCTTTTAATGAGTGTTTTTTTTAATGGGATAATTGTTTCCACTTTTGAACTTATTAAAACATATGATGGTTTGCAGGAAGAATATAAAAAGCTAACTGTAGATAGATGGAAGAATACTATTTTACTGGTTTTCAATTCATTATATTTTGCTTCTATTTTGACAAATAGTCTATCAAATAATTTATCGACCATTTTATCAACTAATCGTTCTGACAAAGTAAATGTAATATTTCTTACAGCTTGTTCTATTTTAGCACTACTTCCATTCCTCCTTCATAGGTTAATAAAACGAGAAATAGAAATTGAAAATGAAAGAAAAAAATTAAAAAAATAATTACTTAAACACAAAAAACCGCCCTCGATTAAGAGAGCGGTTTTATCTTATCTCGGAGCTTTACCTCCTATTTTATACTTGTGTTGCATTAGATAAATACTTATCTTCGACCCACTGGTCAGACTGAGAAGCGTTAATACGTGACCATCCATTCACTTTTTCATAGACTCTTACACGAGTTCCTGCCTTGATAAATTCTTTATCAGCGCTACTTGCGTTTGGCTTAGACTCTACATAATAGTCTGTGCTAAGGGTTGCTTCGTAGTAAGGTACATTCGAGTTGTCTAATTTAGTGTTAGTATCTAGCTTTTGATTAAAAGTAAGCTGGCTTTGTGGTTTGTCAATCTTAGGTATATCCACTTTGCTACTATCATCTGCTAATAATACAATATTTTTATCTAAACCACCTGCTACTCCTACACTTGTGAACTGCCACCAGCGCACACCATCCATTGAAGGGAAGAACTCCCAAAGTGGCTCTGTTCGTACTTCGTAGTCTGGATAACCAGCTATCCAAATGCTGTTTGGGTACTTAGCGATAATTTGCTGATAATCAATATTATTAAGCGTAAATGGTTTATAGCTGTAATAAACAGGCTTATATCCAGCGGTTGCAATTTTATCCATAAACGCAATAACTGCATTAGTGTTAGCTTGTTTGTCGGCACTTGCAGAGTCTTCATAATCAATGACTAAGTAAGAGACTTTTTTGGTTGGTAAATTGGACAGAAATAAATCTGCTTCTCGTTGCGCTAAGTTGCTATCTCCTCCAAATCGTCCAAAGTGATAATAACCAATAGGGTCACTAGTATTAGCTTGTTGCTGATGCCTATCAGACAGCCAAGCGAGTGACTCGGATACTTTGATAATCGTTTTAGTAGTGCCAGCTTGCTGACAAGTAGCGGTTAAGTCTGCTTGTTGATAAGCTGATACATCAATAAAATAATCGCCTTTATTTAGTCCTATATTACCTATAACAGTAACTGCATTTTTAAAAACTTTTGGTCTAAATGCAGTAGGATAAGTCATTGAATATGGTATTTTTACTAAATTATATGCTCCGTTTGCTCCACCCTGGTTTTGACCTAAAAACCATCCGTATCCACTACCTGCATCACTATCAAAAATAGCCACATGGCTATACGGTGTAACACCTGCAACTACCATAAAAATTGCGACATCTCCAGCTTGCATAGTCTCTACTTCGTCAAAGTAGTTTAAAATACCATTTTTGTGACGTTGTTCCCATATATCCCTTGCATATCCTGTATTTGTACAGTTTGCGTATGGCAGTCCTAGATACTTACAGTAGTCTGCGTAGCCATCCCAACATTGCGCACCAAGCGATCCATCAATATCGTAAGCATTGCCATTTGAACGACTTTTATATTCCTGATATGTAGCCATTTATCCCTCCTTTTCAAAAATCAAATAGAACGGATAAATAAAAAAAGCAGTCACTGACAACGGAATATATAATATTGCGATTGCTAGTATTAACGCTAATCGTGTGATTGCTCGCATGGCTCCTCCTATTTTTTGGGCTCATGGTAAGTCAATGCTTGCTCACTGTCTGACAGGCCTTTCGTGGTTGGGTCTGTGACAACACCGAGCAATACCAAAAGCGTTACAGCTGTGTTGGCAATATCCGCGATGTTTGATGGTAATTTAATACCTAATTGTTGCGCTAACAAAAAGATAGCTCCCAAAATAGCCATCAAGGTTACTTTGTTTTGTAGTCGTAATTTTAAATTGATCATTTGATTTCTCCTCTCATCATATCTTTTAAATCTTTAACATCATCTGTTAAATTTTTAATTTGCTCTGTCATTGTAATCAACGTTTTATTTTGCTCAGCGTGCTCTTCAAGCCGCCGAGCATTTTGGCGTGTAACAATTTTTAAATGCTCTACCTCAGACTGCAACAATGTAATATCTGTCGCATGCTTGATAGATTTTGCATTAAAAATATTGTAAGTCGTGACGATAGCTAAAATAAAGCCACCAACGCCAAAAATCAGCTCTGTTGCCATAAAACACCTCTACCTCTAATCCTGCTTAACTAAGTCCGCATACTTAATGACTGTGACTTTATCCTCTTCCTCTAGCTCTTTAAGCGTCTGTTTGTCATAAGTAAATGGCTCGTTAACGTGTACAAAGACAAGATTACCTTCTCCTGCCTGCTCTTCGTGCGACTCGTCTACTACCGTAAAGACATCATAGGCTTGATACTCACCTTTTTTGGCTGGCTCGATTAGCTCTAAAAGACCTTTGTAAATATCGGGTTCCACTTTGCTTCCGCTGGTCAAAACGTGGATAGTTTGTAAGTTAATCATCTTTCGAGTGCGCTCTGCGGACACCTTAGCTAGTCCAGCAGCTGTTTGAGCAGTTTTGGCAGTCTTAGCAGTTTCTTGCGACAACTTTTCAAGGTCGTCTACTTTTTGCACGGCTTCGCCCATTGCAATTTCAACGTATTCAGATTTTTTAAATTCTTCCAAAGTAGCTTTGATAATCTCTGTGTCATTAGTCGAGATTAAGTCTTGCTTAACAAGTTGAGAGATGACTGAGCCATCCTCAGCAGTGATAATAATATGTGTGCTTGCGACTGCTCCTGTGCTGTCAAATTGTGGGTATTTTCCTGTCACTTTCCAATTTCTCATGGTTATTCTCCTTTTTTACTTTCTTCAAATTGTTCCAAAATGTTGTCGATAAGAATGATTTCAGATGATGTAAATTCATCTTCACACTCTTCTAAAAAGTTTAAAAAGTCAATAAATCGCTTGGAGTACTCACCCCCTTTAATCACAATTTCTTCGTCTGCTAGCTCGTTGAGTAAGTTGTTGAGTTCATCTAGTTTTTGTGGGTCCTTCAACTTGATGTTTTTATTTTTATCAAGTTTGTACTTGTTGTCTTCCGTCTTCTCAGCATATTTGTCTAAGATGTCAGTTTCATCTTTGGCATACTCGCTTAGTTTGCCCTCGACTTTTGCAAGCAGCTTAGCGCGCCCGCGATTTGCTCGCATGTTGGTGACCTTGATTTTGTCTAGTACACTATATAATGTGTTTAAATCTTTGTTTTTAATAGTTAATTGCATATTATCTCCTGTTAAATTTTTGTGATGTAGTTATTCAATTCCCTATTCACAGCACTTGTAAAATTGCTATGAGCAGTATTCCAGCCGACGTTAGCTAAGTGCTTCCAACAGCGGCCTAAAGCTACTACAGCCGCATACAAGTCGTTCATATCAAGCATTTTTGTCATCTTGTCTGGTCTAAACTTAAATCCTCGATTGATGCTAAAGTCATCTGCAATCAAGACATTATCACCGTATAGCTCGGTTTGGTCGACTGCAGCAGTATGATTATATCCCGTAGCGTACCTAAATGACCTTAGCCCTGCAAAACGACCGCTGGACGCGCTGTTAATCCCGTCACCAGACGAGGTTATCCCGATTGAAGCATACAACGCTGAGCCTGTATAGCCTTTTGGCGTCGCATTACTAAAATGTACAAAAGCAGTATGTGTGCCATCTCTACGTACTAAGGCATTGTTGCCACTATTAAAATTAATTGTGGCATTGCTGTTAAAGTCGATGTTAGAGTTGTTTAAATTAATCAACATAGCGCCATTACGAGCTTTGATGACCTTACCCTCGAGCAAATCAGTGATAGCATAGCCAATTTTAGCTTTGATAAAGTTAGCGTCTAAACCAACGATACTACTTGCGTTAAGGTTAATCACTCTAATCCTAGCAGCGTCAATCGTGCCTGCAATAATCTGATCAGCCCTAATCTTGATAGCCTCTGCTATCTTTGTGGTAAAGGTGCCGTTGACAGTCGTATTGCCATCGAGAGCGATGTGTTTACCTGCGATTGTTACTCCGTAGGAGTTGAGGTTAATTGCTGAGATAATCTCATTACCAGACATTTTGGCATTAATGCCGCCAGCCTTTTGGATAGCTAATTTAATGCTGTCTCCAGCGCCACTAATAATACTCATGACACCATCTCTAGTAACCCGCTGCTCAATTTGTCCTGCTAGTTGAGTAAGGCGCGATTGGATTTTACCAGTCGGAGATCCAACGTCGCTCTGTAGCCCTCTAACCGTATGGGTCAAGCTACTATAGTTTTCTTCTGCGTCCTGCATCCGCCTTTGGTAACTCTCCAAACTCTGCTGCACACGACTGACTGCTCCTGTCCTGTCTCTAATCTCTTGTGAGATTTGGCTAGCTGTTGACTGCTGTACAGCTCTTAGTCCGCTGATTTGAGACTCGAGCTCTATCCTCATGCCTTGATTACTACGAGTAAACTCAGCACGTAAACCCTCGAGCTTGTTTTCGTAGGCCTCTGTAGTGCCGCTTGAGGTTGTTGTGATCTTAGCCGATAGCTTGCGCAACTCATCATCATACTTTTGCGATAGCCCTTGTGCTGAGGCTTTAATCTCAGCTTGTAAACCGATTTTATCATTGGCCATTGTGGCTTTTAAGCCGTCTATGCCAGCTTGATAGCTAGCTGATAGCTTTTTATCAGCGTTTTGATACTCTCGCCTTATACCGTTGATAGTGTCATTGATAAGTGCTAGCTTTTTGCCAGTGTCCTCACTGATGCGTGTAGCCACACCTTGTGCGGAGTTGATAATCTCAGTCTTAATCGTGCCGTCGTAGTACTCCTGCAACATACCTCGGTTGTTTACCTTGATTTTTGACCATAACTTGGAATTTTCGATGTCTGTCAGCTCTAGACTAATCTCCTTGAGGTCTTTAAATAGTCCAGTCGGATTACCTGTACCCTCAACTACTACTGGTGCTACATAGCTAGTAGCTTGGTCTCCTCGCTCAATCATGAGCTGATTAAAATGCGCTGTGCCTAGACACTTGCTAGCTAGTCTGACTTTTGGGTTGTCGTCCTCTGCGGTAAATGTGTAATGCACACGTCCATCCTTACCAATAACGAGGTTTGACTCGTCTATTAAAAGTGTTGGGTCTCTACTCATTTATCCTCCTTAATCTGTTTTTTGTATGAGTTTTTTTAACTCAGAAATTGCTTTATCTACATAAGCTTTGGTTGCCGCATGATCATTCGCTGTGGGGTCCTTGAGTTTCAGGTTGCCATCAATCTGCGAAGTTTCCTTGGCATAAAAACCACCGTCAGACTTGACGTAGAACTTATCATCACTAAGGTTTCTAATCCTAAGCAACTTCCCTGTCGTGCCTGAGGTTGAGTTAATGTAGATTCCCTGAGCGGCTGTTCCTGCACCGTTTGTCTTTTTGACAATATCAATGGATAACGCTGCCGCATTTTTATCATAATCCGCTCCAATACTTGGGTTCTCATGAGTAATTTTTAGCGTTCCTAGCGCTTTTTCTGACCCTCGTAGCTGCATTGCACTACCATTTTCATTGCCGCTAGTAATATTAAGCGCCGATGAAAAATTGGGGGTGGTTGGCTGACGCATCGCAATATTAACGGCATTTGTTGTCCCCTTATAGTCGACAAAAAGCGCCGATTGATTAAAGGTCTCTTTACCCGTCCGCAAGCTCATTAGCGGCCCATCACTGGTATCATTGTCAGAATAGACAACAACACCAGCACCTCTGGTAGACGACAAGTCAATATTGACCGCTCCACCCGTTGACGAGGAATAAGCAACAGTGGCGGCTGGCTTAAATTTTAGTTGACCTGTCATAACGCCACCTTTGAGATTTAATTTCTTGTCAAGCTCTTGCTTCGATTCAGCTTTTGTATAGACGGTCTCTTTATCTGCTTTTTGTTGTAGTTTCTGAGCGGTCTCGACTTTTGTCGCTAATCCATCAATATTTGGCTTGTTAGTCAGTAGATTGTAATCGAGTGGACTAATGTATCCAAGGTCACTAAATCGATTGTGCCCATCACCTGCTCTGGCAAAACCTGTGTCTGTCTCAAAGCCTATCTCGCTCTCCAGTAAGATGACATCACTACGAGCCCACTCGGCGGCTTTCATGCGCTTAAATTGGACTCGCAGCGGTATATTTTCACTCATTTTTTACCTCCGTCTAATATAATTTGTGGACTGTCTGACCATGCCCCTGTGATAGTTGCACCTTTGGCATCTGCAATCTCTTTATAATCCATCTCCAGAGCCAATTCCTTCACCTCCGACGCGTTTAAATCTATCTGCTTAGATTTATACCAGTCGCTGGTTACAAGCACTGTGTAGCTAAACGGATAAACACTGATAACCTCTTTATCTTTAGTGAGGTCAAAGGTCTGCGACTCCATTTTTGCTTTAGTTGGTGCCAGCACTAACTTAACTCCCTTGTTGTTAGCCTGTGTCAGCGTGATAGCCACTTTTTGGAGTAGCTCACAAGTCTGGCTAAAGCTAATCGTGTAGGTCTCGCCACGCTTAAAACCACCGTCGTTGGCTTCTACCTCGATGTAATCCTCATCAATTTTTTTAACACGGTTAGGGTCGCCAACCAATAAATTTTTGTTGTAGCGGGTCTTACCGTTATTCCCTAAAATTTCGGCAGTTAAACGAGATTCTTCGCTTGTCTCACTCACTCTATTTTTGAGGTCATCAAAGCTTTGTTTAATAGACGGGATGTCATCAACTTTTATAGCCTCGGTGATTTTTTTAATCGCTTCCTCTGGTAACGCTAGGTTTTTGAGGGCGGCTCTAAATTCTTCAAGTTCTTTATCGGTGCGTTGGTTGATTTCTTCCTGTGCTTTTTTGGCTTTTTCGATCGCCTCAGAGATTTGTTTTTCGAGGTCTTCACGCCATCGTTCTGGGTCGTTCACAACCTCAGGTTCTTCCCACTCAGCACCATTCCAGAAATACATTCTAGTAGTATCGCCAACTTTTAGGAATAATATGTCTCCTTTTTTTAAGGTTCCTTTTGGTTCATCTTTGGGCATTTCTGTGCCACCGTAAACAGTATTTTTCCCGTCAGCAGATACTAGTGCTTGTGTTGCTACTTCAATTGCAGAAGCAATATCTGCATCTATCTGATTGATTCTACTGTTTATAGACAGACTTCCTACGCTTTGTTTTTTCACAGATCCGATATCATTACAAGTGACTTCATGTTTTACTAAAGCTCCAGTTGCGTCGTAGTAGCTTGTAAAAGAAACTATCCGTATACGCTCTTGAAAACCTAAAGTCTCATTTATCGCCATAATGTAGTCACCAGCAACCGGCCTCTCACATCTATACCCAGCTCTCGTTAAATCTTCCATATCAATTTTTACTGATATCTTATATGAATTTTCAACATTACTTTTTAAAGCTTCTTTTAGATTATCTGCCATCGTGAAGCGCTCATCCGTCAGAGGCGCCCCTTCAAGTCGACCGTACTCCTTGGCAAGAGGACTTTCGTATTCCGCCTCAAGTCTCCCCTTAGAGTGGTCCTCTGGGTCGGTCCATGCACCAAAGCCTTTCTGATAGGTAATAAAGCTATCAATATTTTTTTCAATGGTAAGGTCATTCATGTTGAAATTTTTTCGTACCACTGTTGACAGATCAGTACCTATGTTTTTTAATAGCCGAACAACTTTCCCGCTGACTGAAAATTCAAGTCCGGTCGCTTTAATAATCTCATTGAATAAATCTAACCTGGACTTATAATTAAAAGATTGTTTTCTAAATGCGTTCACACCTACTTCTAGCTTATAGCGGTACCCGCTACCTTTAAATACTGTCTCTAGATAGGTATCAATGGTATGAGACCCATCTCCGAGACCCTCATAGATACTACTCTTGCTGAAGTCCCAAAAAAATTGGTGTATGGCATCAAACGAAACTTGCGTTTTTTGACCAACATCAACAGGCTTTGCGTAAATAACAACGTAATACTCATCTTCAAATCTAAGTCGCCACCCTCTATCGATATTATTGAGGACATCACTGTTTGTATAAATTTCCCCGCTCACTGAGCGCTCACCATTAACAGCATTAGTATGCCTAATGACACTAATGACCCCATACTCAATGTCACGATGATCCAAAAAAGTAATCATTAGACCTCCCTATTTATACAACTCTACAAAATTTAAAATCCTAATCGTGCCAAGAAAATCCGTTTTGTAAGTAATTCTCTTGTTAGGATTAGGATTGAAGATAAAATACTCATAGTTCGTTTTAGCATTGACATAATTTCCGTTTAGTGTGGTAGCTATGCCTGTCAAAAGTAATTTATCACTATTTTGTAGCTGGCTATTCTGCTTAAACTCAAAGCGCCTGTCATCAATTTCAATATAAAAATTAGTCTGACCTCCAGAAGGAGTAAGCTCTATAATAAAAGGCCACTCTAGCTGACTTGCTTTAGCGGTTCCTGCATAGGCAAAACTGCCCCCTGATAGAGTTATGTCCTTTGGCTTTGTCTCACCGAAAGGTAATTCAGCAGTTCTTAGCGCGAAGGAAAGATTATATTTTAGTCCTTGACTGGTTTTTCCTATAAATTCATAAGCGATAGTGTCGTCTAAGATGACTTTAAATCTATATTTCCAAGGTTTATGAGGAGAGCCAATAAGTTGCAGGTCTCCTGTGCTTTCCCCTGGAAGCTCAAAGTTAAATAGATCTGAGTTTTCAGGGTACATCTTAGTCACGTAGAAAGGTTCGTCAACAACAAGCAGAGCGTTTAGTTCGTCCTGTTTGTCCAAAAGTCTTTCTACGTTGCTTACCGTCACTCTTCCTTTGACCTTAAGCGTTTTAGTCGTAAAAGTAGCCCCATCGTAGATGTAACCACTCCTTCCTTTGACTGCTCGGTGTGATACAGATAGTAAAGGAGCGCTATCTTCAATAGCAATATTATAAATACCAAAGTCAGACAACCTAGTTGCCTGACTCTCTTTTTCTATTAATAAATCCAAAATACTCCCTTCTAGTCAAAAACAAAATAAGAATCTTTAGATTGCTCTCTTGATTCTTTTTCTTTAACAGCCGTGTAAATTTTATCTCCAACAATCTCATTATGCACTTCAAAGATAGGCTCTGACAATTGAGACTGCCTAACCTCTTCGCTAAGATTATCAAGAGAGGTATTGATTCCACTATTATTAACTTTAGCAGATGTTGAAACAGTACTATTTACCCCCCAGTTTTGATCAGTAACTGCTGTTGCGTATGCTTTACCTAGGCTATTGATCTCACCTATCCACTCTGCCATACCGAGGGCAAACCCCTCTCCAGTAAATGCACCTAGTGTTTTAGTGACACGAGATGGTGAGTGAATATCTAAAGCGCGTCTAATTGTTGCTGCTACATTAGCGGCAATGCTGTTAGCTATTGCGTAGATTGTGCCTGCGCTACTAGCTAGACCATTAGCAAAACCTTGACCTGCATAAGCTCCTGCAGAAGACATCTGCCCTGCCAAAGCCCTGAATATTGAGAGGATCTTCTGACAAGCATTATTAGACACCGCGGTTGCACGAGACATCCCAGAAGTCACTGAACTTACAAGGTTTGCCATAGATTGCTTTGCAGTACTGTTAATGCTACTAAATCCTGTTTTAACCGCATTGGCTATCCCATTCATTGAGGTTGTTGCTGAAGTCTTCGCCTTATTGAAGCCAGACTCGACCGCCGAGGACAACCTATTAACGCTTGAGGTTGCAGAGGTTGCTGCAGAAGACATTTCGCTTGTCACACTATTAGACAGACCAGAGGCTGCTTTAGTTGAGTTTGACTGCATTGATGCCAGGCTGTTACTCACTCCTGAGCTCATAGCTTGCGCCTGAGAAGTTGCACTTGTGCTAGCGGTTCCCATGTTTGCACCAACACCACTAGCTAAGCTGAGCGTATGATTAATGGCGTCTAGATTCATTGAAGAAGTCGCACCATTAACCCCTGAAGCCATTTCTTGAGCCTGAGTAGTAGCGTTAATATTAGCCACAGACATATTAGCGCTAATGCCACTCGCAAGAGACATTGAATCATTCAACCCCTGAAGACTCATCGTTCCTGTCTGAGCATTAACATTATTAGCCATCTGTGTAGCATTTGATGTAGCGTTTATATTAGCAAGCTCTGTATTTTGACTAATGCTATTAAGCATAGATGTCGTATCTGTATTGGCTTGATTAGCCATAGCTGTTGTTTGAGTACCAACATTCAAGGCCATGGCCGTGGCGTCCGCAGAGACTTTAGCTGTACTTGTGGAACTCTTACCTGTGATTTGATCCCACATCGAACTGAATCCGCTCTTAATACCTTCCCAAACTCCTGAAAGAGCGTTTGGGATAGCCCCTAACATGGCTTTACCGAGCCCCATAATTAATTGAATACCCGCAGAAATAATCTGTGGAAGTCCCTTTATCAAGGCTACGGCTAGTTGCGCAACAAGCTGAATGCCTGCTGCGATAATCTGAGGTAGAGCTTGCGTCAGTCCAGAAGCTAAAAACTGTATAATCTGTACAGCAGATTGTGCAATCTGGGGTAGATTTTGAATAATCCCCTGCACAAGGCTAATAATGATTTGAATACCACCTTGAAGTAACTGCGGTAAAAACTGTACAATTCCAGATACAAAACTCGTAATGACTTGAGTAGCTATCTGCAGAACAGTTGGCAACATTTGAGTAATTCCCTGTACAAGATTCACCAAAATAGCTATACCGTTGCTAATAATACTAGGAAGGTTAGCCTGTAAACTATTCCCAAAACTACCAATGATTTGCTGTGCTTGCTGGATAATAAGAGGTATATTTTGAACTATGCCGTTGACAACATTTAATAATAGCTCCATTCCAACAGAAATAAGCTGCGGCAAGGCACTCGCAATTGAGCTAACAAAACTACCAATGATTTTTATTGCTGAACTAATTAAACTCGTTGCATTTTGGCCAATACCTTGGACGAGACTGGTAATTAGCTGAACGCCAGCTTGAATTATAACCGGTAATAACACTGTGATAGCATTTGCAAATTTAGCAATCAATTGAGTACCACTAGCTATTAAAGCTGGTATTTTAGAAGTAATCCCTTTTACAAGGCCTTGAATAATACCAGGACCTTTTGTAACTGCGGTGTTAAGTAGCTGGTCGATTTGTGCGCCAAACTGACTATTAATCAAACCAAGTCCTGCCACCACAAGACCTAGAATAGCGGCCGGTCCTATAGCCGCCAGTGCTAAACTCACAAGACTGGACATTGCGCTTGTCATAGTTCCAACCACAGATAACCCACGCCCTGCTGCGGTAGCAAAAACGCCAGGTAATCCGCTTAGAGTTGCCGCAAAGGCACCAACAACGCCGCTGGCACTAGCTATCCCACTAGAAATTATGCCGCCAAACGCCCCGACAGAAGTCCCTAAGCTTCCTAAAGCTAGACCAACTTTTCCGAATAGAGAAAGCAAAGGCATTATCGTTGCTATAGCGCTAGCAGGGTTCATCACTGCCCAAAGGGCAATGACTTTAGGGGCTAAAGAAGCAATTTTTGCTTTTAACTTATCAAAAGTCTGCCCTGATAATTCACCAGTATGTGCAAAATCTCCAAGAACAGTATTAATAAGAGCAAACACCTCTTTAACGCTGGCGCCTAATGGGCTAAAGTCAATATTGATAGACTGTTTTAGCCTAGCGAATGCTGCAACTGCATTTGGAATAAGAGAATTAATCGTATCAAAAACGCTGGTTATTGCGGGCTTCAGGCTAAGAAGTGTTTCAGCAATGGTCTTCATACCATTAGCTTTAGCCGCTTCATCAAAGGCTGAAATCATACCTGCTACGCCTTTTACAACGGCGGTATGTACGTTCTTCCACGCAGTTCGGATTCCACCAGCCGATGATTGGGCCATCTCTGCAAATCCGCCTTGGGCATCGTTAAGCTCAATCATTTTATCTGCGAACTCCTGTGCAGTGATTTTGCCATCAGATAAGGCTGATTTTAAATCTTGTACGCCATTTTTACCAAAACCGAAGGCTTCCGCCATTTTAGACATTAAACCTGGCGCAGCTTCTGATACAGAGTTAAATTCTTCAGCTTGAATTTTTCCAGACCCCAACGACTGGTTAAACTGCCTGAGTGCTTGCTCAGCCCCTTCAGTTGTTGCCCCGTAACCGATCATTGCATTATTGAAGGCGAGGGCTAAACTAGTCCCTTTATCTAAACTTCCTGTGGTTATGGCGAGCTGTTGAGCACTTTTTACAGCACTGTCTAGAGGAGTTGGCAGACCTTCAATTCCTTTTGATAGCTTATCAATTGATGCTTTAGATTGTTCAGCAGAATACCCAAACAGAGCCATCGTTTTTGGAAAGCGGTTCATGGTATCAACGCGACTAACCGCCCCGTCTATTGCCCCAGTAATAGCGTGCATAGCTTTTTGAGCAACAGCCATTAAGCTAAAGGCCTGCACGATGCTCATCACTGTACTTTTGAGTCTCTCTCCAGCAGAAGAGGTGTTGGCGAATTTCTGGCTGATTCCATTCAAGGAAGTAGCCGCAGAACTAGACATTCTGCTAAAACCATTGCTAAGACTGCTCCCTATTTTACTTGATAAATTAGCTAAACTTGAGGTCAGCCGACCAAACAAACTAGTACTCACTTTGTTTGCGAAAGCAGATGCCTTAGCTGATACAGAACTAAAAAAATTATTCCATGACTGTAAGGCCGGGTTCAAGACTTGCTGACCAAGTGAATTAGAAATCTTCCCTCCAACAGACTGTATAGAGCTATTCAGGGTAGAAACGGATGAGGCAATTTTTCTAAACGCTGTTCCGAATGGTCGCGGAAGCTTGCCTGCGACCGTTTCGAATATTGCAGATAAGTTATTAAGCTTACTACTTGCCCTCTGAGTTAGGATATCAACTCCAGTCGCAGCCTTGGTAAATGCAGATCTTATCTTACCAATATCCACAAGATTCTGAAGTTGCATTTTTGTTTGATTAATGAAACCAGTTAAGTTACCCCGTATTTTGTCAATAACACTTGCAACTGGAATAATGATTTTTTGAAACCCATTCTTTATGGGTTCGGGAATTTTTTCGCCAATGGAAGCTGCTATACGTTGAATTTCACCAATGCTCAGTTTTAAACCAGTAGCGTAGGCGGAACCAAGTCTCTTTCCGAGCGATTCGCCGTTGTTCGCTAATTGGGCCATGATTTGTCCAATGATTTGAACCATTTTATTACTACTGTTAACCGCTATATCTTGGGCTTTTCTGAAAGCATTCTGAGTCGTACTAACAATACGGGCCATGGCCTGCTCATAGTCCTTTGTGTTGGCACCAACATCAGCGAAAATAGAACCATCAAACGTTCCTGGCATCTACTCCTCCTTATCTATCTATTTTGAAAATGATTATTAAGCATTTGTATTCTCTCAACAATACTGCTATCACTATCGGCTTGGCTACGGCTAGCTTTTTGATACGATCTTTTGATAGTTAGCCTATGCTTATCGTATTTGAGCTTACCTACATCAACCTTTTTAGCATTTAATGTATATCTAAGCTTTAGAGACAATTCAGAGAGGCTCTCGCGCTCAGCAAGCTGCTTATACTCAAGCCCCTCCATAATAGCCTCTAGCTCCCACTTAGTACATTTATAGATAGTATCAATGTCTGTGAGCCCTAGCCGTGCGCAATTTACTAAGATACTGCGTTGCTCATTCTTCCAATCATGTCTTCGATAATTTGGATTTGAGTTGCGTCCATATCGTCCTTCGCTTTGAGATAACGAGCTGATTTCTCCATGTTTTCGATATATTTCAAAATCTTCGCTCTGAAAAAACCAGAATCAACCATTTCTTTTTCAATCTCAGCAAACAACCCTTCTGTTGTTCCTTCTTCATCAACAGCTTCTGCAATTGCATCTAGAATTTCATCTTCAGTTAGCGCTTTTTTTCCGCTTCCCGCAGATAAACGCACAAGGTCAACAATGGCGCTTTCATTACGCTCTAAGATATTGAAAAACAAAGCACCAACACCATCTGCATTGCGCTCTCCTGTTTCTGGGTTAATTGTTCCTAGTTTATTATTGATCTTAAACATAGTTTTAAAATCAAATTTAATATCGATATTTCGTTTTGCTGCTGTAAATTCCATTATTTTATCTCCTTTTTAAATCAAAATGGGGTAGCAGTTGCCACCCCTGTGTGCTATTTAGTGATATTATCGTAGTCGCCAGTAGTATCACCCGGATTTTGATAGCCGTATACATTTTCTAGCATTTCAATTTCTTCTTTCGTGAGAGGGAATTTACCATCTTGTAAGGCCCCTACAATGTTAGCGGTGTAGGACATTTCTACTAAGTCTGAAATACCAGTACCGCGTTCGATTTCGTCAATCTTGGCGTACCCAAACTTAGCAGGGTAAACATCTTTCTTGGGTCCAGTCGATTCAGGAATTTGAATCTGTTCTTTGACACTTTCGTCGGCAATAACTTCCCAAATTTTGATAGATTTACCTGTTTTCTTAGCTTCCTCGATGACAGCAACAGATGGATCTGTCGGTACAAAGTACGTTGTCAAATCAATAGAGTGTTCATCTGTAGCCTTCTCAATAACGCGACCTTGTTGGGTTTGCTCATCAATGTATTCACCACCCATGGTTGTAGTACCATCGGTACGATAGGCTGGCAACAGAGCCTGACTTTTCTTTGGTGCATCAACTGATTGTATAAAGTAAAAAATCTTTTTTCCTACAATCGGTTTACCTGTTGTAATTTCAATAGTTGTTCCTTTTTTTGTGTTTGCCATTTAGGTCCCCTTTAAAATAGTGTTTCTGTAATGTTGATAGCAACTCTATAGACTTCTCGTCCTATTGAATTATCTACCAAAATCTGAGCCTTTATTTGGTTATTTCGCCCAAGCAGTCTAAGCATGCGAGATTTTATCTCTTCTGCATCCAAACGACTATCGCCAGGTAAGAAAGCATCGATATTCAGGCTAAAATCATCAATAACTGCTCCAGTTTGAGCTGTTTTTGACAAGTCTGATATATTTGTACCTACAACAATAAAAGGCTCTAAAACGTCTGATTTAGGCAATTTAAAATAGATTGGTATGTCTAAAACTCCCAATCTATTTTTTACCTTTTTTAAATATAGTGTTTCCAGTGAGTAATCCATGCATCACCTCTTAAACATTTTTTTGATATTAGCCATTAGCACAGGCCATTCTTTTCTCAGGGCAGGGTCTAAAAACGATTGTGCTTCCATTTTACGAGTACCTAATTCAAGATAAATAGAATATAAAGCAGGAGAAACCACTCTATAGTGTAAGAGTCGTTGTTGCTCACTGTAGATTTGAGCTCTCAGCCATCCAGTGTCAACCGGGGCTAGTATTTTAGCCTGTCTCTCAATCCTAGCAGCTGATTTACTAAGCTCTTTATCTACAGCGATTCGTACTGACTTCTGCTTGCGCTCAACGCTGCGTAAAAACCTATCTAGGCCTCTCATCCGATAAATAAGACTCATACATAAATAACCGTGCTATTTTTATGGTGTGCTAGTCCCTTTATCAACCTCGATTTTCCCTTGTAGATAATCTTGCTAAAGCCGTCGTAATGGCCTTGCAAGTGCAACTTAAAAGCATTCAAATCATATTTACCAAATAGCCCCATCTGTTCAGATTTTGTGAAAGTATTTTCCATACAGGGGATTTTCCCGCTAGGTTTTTCAACAGTTCTTTTATCTAGAAAATCGTCCTGTTCATCGACATACACTAAGATTACTCTATCTTTATAGATCATTGTGTATCTCCTAAATAAATCTTGCTACCCCTTTGCCTGAATATACCTTCCCAATAGCAGCGCTTCTGAGTGTTGATTCATACTCTTTAAGGTAACTGTCCCACTTAAAAGTCTTTCCTTCTTCGCTATCTTCAACGGCTCCTTCTGAATTAATCCTATTAAACCGTTTAATAGCAACATCACGGACAATAAACCTCAATCTATCAGGAATTTTGGTGATTTCAGTTTCTGAGTATTCATTAAGTTTAGCTAGCACACGCTCTTTACTTTCATATATAGCAAGGGTGATGAGCTCATCTTGCGCACCATCACCCTTGGAAATACCTATAAAGAGTTTGATATCGTCAATAAGTTGTTTATCACCCATATAAATAGCCTTTAACCACCAATGCCGGGTACAGCAGCAGCTTCGATTGTTGCCTCTACAACCCCTTCAGGAATTTCAGCAAACAGTACATTCGCCCCAAAGAAAACAGATTCATAGGTAAGATTAGAAAGCTGACGATTACGAGCTGCAGCAATTAAACCTGTCTCATCAGTAAAATCAGCAAACAAGCCGCCCAAGTCTCCCCCTTTAACATTTAAAGATGCAAAAACTAGATTTTCTACAGCCGTTGAGTAGATTTTACCCTCTGGCACAGATGGCATAACAATCACATTTTGCATACCCAAAAAGTTCTTAAGCAATGTCATTCCAAAAACATTAGAGGCATCCGCACCTACTTTAGTATCTCCAAGATAGTTAGCTACGTCTAAAGGAGAGACAAAAGAAACAAGCGGGGAACCCTCAAACTCATTAAAAGTAGCTAGCTTAGCCCATGATGCAGACAGCGCTTTTTGAAGGCCAACGCCTTTAACTTTTGTTGGTTTTGTTTTGAGGAATGTAAAGAATGCATCCTTAATTCCATTCTGAAGCTCACGCATAATGCGCTTATCTGCTTCAGTAATAGCACGAGCTGCACCATGGCGAGCAATTGCCTCAGCTGTAGTTGCACGACGTTTCTTGAACCACTTCACTGTATAGTCTTTATCTTTAGTTCGAGTAACCTTAGACAGAGGGATTGTTTCCCCTTCTCCAGGATCAGTTTGATCTAAAGTCACTTCCCACTTATAGGTCTGAATTTTTAGATCGTTAGTTAATGTTTCACGACGAGTAACCCCTAGCAATTTTAGTAAATCATTAATATTTTTGGAAAACTTGTTAACAAAATCAATTGATTTAATATCTCCTAAGTCCGCCATAGTGTTTAAGTTTTTTTCAGCCATAATATTCCCCTCTTAAAATAAGTTACGATTCTCAGCAATTAAACGCATACGTTCGTCGTCATCCTCTATCGCCATGATGTCAGCCTTAGTCATACCGACCGAGCCATTTCCAGTTCGTGGCGGTTTCTGAGTTAAACGATCGTTAACACGTTTTTCAACAGCTTTATCAAAAATAGTTTGTAAATTATCAATATTGGCCTTAACCTCTTCTGCAGTAGTGGCTAAAACAATATCAATAAAATCCAATGGCAATCCTTTCTCCACAAGCAGGGAATGCGTCTCAATGCGCATCTCACGCTCTGCTACTGCTTTTTCACGCTCTGCGATAGCATCTAGACGTTTTTGTTCCTCCTCTTTAGCGCGCTCATCTTTTGACAACTTGGCCAAACGTTCACCTTCTGTACGAGCTTTTTCAATAGCTGCGGATTGTTCAGATTCCCATTTAGTGCGTTCAGCAGCCATCATTTTTGAGATGTCTGCGCGAGTAAAAGTTCGCTCATATTCATGCTTAGGATGTTCAACAGCTTCTTTTTGAGTGTCGACTTGCTCAGTTGTCTCTGTTGTTACATTTTCTTCTGCCATAACTTTCTCCTAGTGGTTACGCCACCAACCGATAGTCTAGCTTTACGTCCTGCGACGAAACAGTGTAGCTTTTAGTGTCATCAACAAAGTTTGGACACAATAAAAAGCCGTATTGCTACGACTTTGGTTTCTAAAGGGGTCGAATTCGACACGGTTAAACTTTATTTCCCCCACTTCCGTTTGTAGTTTTTCTTAATATAGTCAACCGTGTCACCAATTGCCTTGATAACTGATTGGTTATCTAAAGTAGCAGCTTTAACAGTCGCTAACTCTTCGTTTGTTGCCAGAGCGTTTCGTTGAACGATTGATTTTAGCTCCATGATTTGTTTGTTTTGATTTTTAATAGCTTCTGCTTGCATGGCATTCTCTGCAACAAGCATCACAACCGCTGTTTCCAATTTACGTTTTTTCTTAATGCGCTTATTCATTGTTTTATCCTTCTTTTTTCAATTCTGCAATAATTGACTTAACCGCTATTGCTGCAATGCCAACAATCAATATGAGTACCAATACACCTAGTGCCACTAATACCATTTGCCAAATAAACATATTTTCCTCCTTGATAGTTTTAATAGGGTGATGTATAATTGAGATAAAGAAGGATGATGGTCTAACGCCCATGAAGCAGTTTACTGTGGAGGCGGTGGGTCATCCTCCTTCTTTTTCTAATACAGCTAATACCTCATCTTTATTTTTGATAATTGATATATCAAGACCCCTACGATCTATCATATAAATATGTTCTAATTGCCCCATTATCTCTTCAAATGATAAAGGGGTTTTTGTTATATCAAAAATGATATTAGTTGCCTGCTTTTTTGCTTTTCGTAGATTGCCATCAATGACGTTTTTACCCGAACCTGTGATTTCTTTTAGATCAAAAGGAGCTCCATCAACTAAATAATCAGGAGTCTTGATATGTTCAGGGGAATTAACTCTTGGCACCATGTCAACTTGCAATCCTGTCTTTTTGGATAGCCAATTAGCAACTCTATATCCATAATTCGAATGATCAAGAACGACACTATGGCCATCTACTTTGTAAGGAGTGCCATTTTTTACGTACTCATTTAGTAGTGACAGTTGTGGTTTATGCTCATTTCCATCTATCCAATCTGAGGTGACATCCTTAAAATACTTAGTGCTTTTATCATCAATTGGTTCTACTTCAATACTTAGCTCATCTTCATCAGGAATAATAGTTGTTCTGCAGTTGAAATGATAGGGTGCTACATTAATTCCAGGCTTTAGCTCAGATAATAGCTTTCTTTTGTTTTCTTTAGCAATTGTACGGCATATCTCAGTTGTCCTGTCATCAAGTCTAACTAAATCACGATAATACTTAAGTCCTGCATTCAAGTAGCGCCTAGCGGTAGCATTATTAATCACCATAGTTCCATCAGTTCTGATTAGTGTTTCAGCCCTGTGATTAGCAACATTAAATCGCTTAGCTAAATCTCTGGCCATCGCTCTAGGATGCTCGCCACGAACAAAACCTTGTTTTAATCTCTTTTGAAGATTCTTAACAAGATTGTCAGTATTGCCCCACAACTGTTCTGAATAGTTATAACCATCAAACGGGGTTCTAACCAGTTCTTCTAAAACTGGACCATTGATTGTCCCTGACCGTCCACCCATTGCTTTTTTATAAGCATATGAGGCAACTTTTTTTAAATGATTTTCAAATGCTGAATCAAGTACACCTTTTAGTATCCCTGCGCGATAAACAAGTTCAAGATTTAATGCATCCATCCTTGTAGCTCTTGCTGATACATACTGCTCATTAAGTCGTTTTAGCAGCTCAGGATCTTTCTCAGCTTGTTTACGATACTTGTTAGCATTAGCTACGTAATCTGATAAATCTTCATGACGTAGTTTTTTAACGACATCCTGATAAGTCATTTTGTTCTCTTCAGAATACTTAGTATAAAAATCAAACAATTCCTTTTGTAACTCAAAAGCCTCTTCATTATATAACTTCTGCAGTTCTGAAAAGACATCTAAATCAGTTCTGTCTAAATAACTTAGAATATCTTCTTGACGCTTTTGCCAGTAATTAAGGCTTTTCTGCCGTTGGTTCTTCTTGACCACTAGCATCACCTACCAATCTAGGCTCTGGTAAAGATTGCTTTTTATCAGCTTCTTCTTTCAAGCGTTTAAGCTCTGCTTCAGCATCTACTCCTGTGACAGTATTTAAGATTTCAAAGATAGTCTGATCGCTAACAATGCCATAAAGATTTTGTGCAGCTGTAACAATTTCATTATCGTTTTGAGGAAGATTAGGTGTGAAAACTATACTCGTATCATTTACAAGGCTATATGTAGTTGCTTCATTCCCTTTGATGGCCCAGATATTAGCTGCTAAGCGTAAGCGTCGCATTAATCCTTTTTTAAACAACCTCTCTTGCTTCTCGCGATAGTTGTCAGAAGCCATAAGCTTATACTTCATTGATTCACCAGATTGAACTCCTGAAAATTTCATATCTTGTGTATCTGGCGTAAAAGTAAACCTCAAAATGTCTGCAACTAATCTATTTTTGTAGGCTTCGCTACCGGCGGTATCATACTCTTTTTTGAGAAAGTACGCTTGCGGTTTAACGCCATTTGGATTAGGATTATCGTCTAAAATTAACACTTGGGCTTTTTTAAACCCAATTGAGATCGCTAAACGACCATTAGGATTTAATCGGCCATCATCTAAGTAGTCATTCTCATCAGCTCCTGTGTAAGCATTACCAGCTATTACAAGCAACGCATTGACTGAATCTTGTTGAAAGTTAGCAAGCTCTGATTGAGATAAATCATAGGCGTCAATATTATCAAGTACAGACTCATAAGCCCCCGTTCGCTCCTCGTTATTAGCGTATTCGTTGACTGGTACACCTTTAAAAAAATGTCCTTCATAATCTTTTAATCGCATACCTTTTGTTTCAAGGTTATAGTCTTCGTAGGTATAAATTGTGTCGGAAGTATATGCTTTGATAATCTGTTTACGTTTACCTGAGCCGTAATCTATGTCGTAGAAATGAACGGCCATCAACGAATTTCGCTGGTATGTATCATCATAGATAACAAAAGTTTGCTCGGCCGGGAGCTGGTAGAGTTTTACTTCGGTTTTTTTGTCATCTATTTCCTCAACAGTTAACAGCTCGTAGGCTCTTCCATAAATTGATAAATCTGTTTTTATTTTGACGTTGTGGTAGTCCTCATTGTTTCTGACCGACATAAGGTCAATAGCCGCCTGGAGGTCTTTATTTTCATTTTTGTACTCAACGGGAACACCAAGCATATAACCTTGCTCAAATACCGTAATATATTTAGCAAAATCACTTGCAATACGATTATCCGCTGCGTATTTATCTGTTTTAGCAGGTCTATACTTGATGTTATTATCCCCAAGATAGTATCGCTTTAACTCTTTCAAACGCTCTAATTGTTCTGCTTTAAACCTTGAAATGTAATTCTTAAGTTGATCTATCCAAAGTTTTGATTCATAGTCAATTGCTTCAAAGTCTTCTTGCAGCATAATAAATTGCTTATTAGCATTCTCATTAAAACGAGTTCCTGCTAAAAATTGTTTTTCTTCCAAAGTTTCACCTCATTCCTAAAAATAATATTTAGCATTTTTCATGCGCTTACTTCTATCCGCCGACTGGTATATTCTGTCTTGTACGGCATATCTTATGGCATCAATGCAGTGGTTATAGCTGTCAACTGGTTCGTTGGTATACTCATTAGTCTTCTTGTCTTTCTTCCAAGTGTAATTTTCGAGTTCTTCAATAGTCTTGACACACCTTTCATCAACAATCCAATCATATTGAAGCAAATACTGTATTCCTTGCATAACGGTTCCAGGCCCTTTGGTAACATCAATCATTCTAGGAATACCTAAATTCCTCAGCTCTTGATTAGATTTCTTTTCAGCCGAATCTCCTCTGATTTCTTCTTTGGCATAGCCGAGGTCCTTTATAGCATTTGCTATTTTGTCATTGGTCAAATTCTTCCTGACATATTCCTCTAAGATGTATAACTTCTTGTTTGCGTCATCGATTTTAACATGCAAAAGTGCCGAAGGATCATTGATAAATCCATAGTCCAAACCAAAAAAAGAAGGCAAGTATGATAACTTGTCTTTGTTTAATATTTGCTTGTCATATTTGGGAAAAATTAGTTTATCAAGTGTAGCAAACTGGCCAAGAGCATATATTTTGTAATAAGCTTCATTCCTATTGGCTAGTTCCTCGATATTTTCTCTCGTGACATCATCTAAGAAGCGGTTGTCTTTATAAGTTGTTTGATAGACAACTGTATTCTTAGGTGTCTTAACGAAGAAGGCTTTATAAACCCAGTTTACTTTTGATACCGGGTTAAACATCAAGTATATTTGCTTCTCTAGATGTTTTTTATCTCTTAAACGCAAGGTCAACTGCGTATAATCATCAAGCGTAAACTCACTAGCTTCTTCCATAACCACATCAGATATACCCTTAATTGACTTAATCTTCTCTGGGTTGTCCATACCCTTGAAAATGAATTCTGCGCCATTTGGGAGCGTTATTCTAAAAGCCGACATATTTATCTTACATTTATCCAAGATGCCGAAATACGACAAATTAGACATGATATCAGCAAATACAGAGTCTCTAACAGTTGCACCGACTTTTCTGAGAACTAATATCTTTCTGGGATGTTTGAATTTAGGGTTAAGTGCTTTTAAAATTATCTTTTGAAAAACACCGTGAGACTTTCCGCTAGACGCCCCACCATAATGAACTTCCGTGAAGTTGCTATAGTTGTAAAGTTTGTCGTAGATATGTTTGTTAAAAACTTTGCTAGGATGCTTGATCACGATATTAATTTTAGGGCGCTGTTTAGTCGTCATCCCACTCACCTACGTTAATGGTTACATCTGAGCTGACATCCATTTCAACCTTGTCAGTAAATAACCTGTACCGTTTGCCTAGTAGCTCAGCTGCCTTGATTCTATCCTTGGCACCAACATCGATGTCAACTATCTTCTGGCCAAACTCTCCAACGCTAATGAGCGTCTTTTCTTGTTGGTCTCCTCGCATAATTGAAGTGAGATATTGTAGGACTTCTTCTTGCGTAGCAATCTTTTCAGATTCAAGTTTTTCAAGCCGCTCGTCTATATAAGCTTTAATGTCAGGTTTGGTCAAGTTTTCTTGACCTATTGACCTTGCTGTCTTTTTACTATACCCTGCTTTAATAGCCGCTGCTGTCGCGTTAGCTGAGATGATGTACTCATCTGCAAAACGCTTTTGTTTTAGGGTTAATTTACTCAATTTTCCACCACCTCCAAGCATAACTAAAAAGGCAAGACACTATCTGCCTTACCTTTAAAATCATACTATCAATTTATCATCAAAAAAGTGAGAAAAACACCCTTTTTTGTCTCAACCTTACAATTTTCCAATTTCTTGGGCAAATAAGGTCAGTATTCTGTCCCTTTTGCGGTAGGTTCCTGCCCTAGACGTATGGATCTTATAAGCTATCTCCTCCCAAGTATTGTTAGAACCTACTCCCCATCTCAATTCGAATATTTCAGTCAGCTCTTTGTCAAGCAGTGCTTTAACCCTATCAACACTTTCTCTGAAGTTCTCATAACTTTTGATTTTACCGTCCTTGGACCACTTCACAACAATATCTTCCGTCTCTTTAGCTACTAGGTTAGCTTTGCCGCCACCTACGTTGATATCTGTACTAACTGGCGTCTGCAGCTCAAGTTTTCGAAGCGCAATTTTTCGTCCTATTTCACGATAATCAAACAGCCATTCATCAAAAGCTTTTAACTGTGCATTAGATAATCTACTCATCCCGTTACCTCTTTATGAATAATTACGTGAGAAATATTTTGTTTGGGTATAATAACTGCGTTGTTTTTTCCATCTAGAGCAACGATATCGTTATTTTCTATTGCACCAATTACTTCATCGATACCAATTTCACCATAATTAGAAATGCTCTTAGTAGGACCTTCTTTTAAAAAAATTTCAATCTTCATTTTTTCCTCGCTTAATCTCTAAAACTACTAATAATAATCGGTAAAAATAGTATTAGCAGTGTCAAAACAGCTGCTGTGTTATTGTCCATCCTTATCCCCCATTCCCGGTCAACTCTGCAACCATATCCGTAAATTCAATTTGCTTATTTAAAACTCCGTTGCAAACATAGATGCTTTGAAAATTTGGATTGTTTCTTGATACCATTTGTTCATCAAAAAATTTCATCCTACCTTTTGGTATAAGCAGTTCGAAGTTGTTTTCTTGGAATAATTTAAATCTTGTTTTGCTATCAAACAGACCATTCATATTCATAATCAGTGCAAAAGGTATATCCAATTCGTACAACTTGTCAAAAATTGCATCTCTCTTACTAAACGGTGGGTTACTTACTACACAATCGACACCTTCAGGAATTTCTGTATAATCAAAGAAGTCTTGACCAGTCTCGATATGACCGTATGTCACTTCATATCCTAATTCTTTTAGAGTTTTTACAAACTCACTATGTTCTTTGTCAAAAGGACACCAAATGTGTTTGAATTGTTTTAAATATGGCAAAATTACATTTACTGCATATCTTGGTGTATAATACTCATCACTTTTACTAGTTTTAATTTGTTCGCTAAATCCCATTTTTACCCTCCGTTGTGCGTAAGTTCCGCAATCCGTTTTGTCTGTCTAGCTCTATCCTCGCTAGCACGTTTAAGCTGATACTGCGTGCGTTTTAATTGCTGCGTTAAACCTGCGATTTGTGGTTCGTAGTGGTTTTGTAAGGCTATACTTATCATCAGTAACATAAGAACTGCTGTCATTAAGACGGCAATTACATTAGACTGCATATACAGTCTATCATCTTTCCACTCTATCTCTTCTAACAGCGGTTTTATTAGTTCTTCTGTCATTTTTGCCACTCCCTAATATATTTTTCTTTAACTGTTGCTTCGCAAGAATCCCAAAACTTCAACATGTCTGCTTTTCGCGTAAAGGTTTTCTCTTCAAACTGAGGCTTTGCCTCAAAATTCTTTTCTCTACCCGTGTAGATTCTAACGACATATTCTTTTTTCATCTAGACCCCTAACTGCGCCTTAACTGCTTCAAGTAAGGCGTTCTGATTTTTTTCTTTGCCTTGTAAAATCCTAAGTACTTTTTCATCAACTGTATTTTCTGCAACAATGTGGTGCACAATAACGGGTTCTGTCTGTCCCTGTCTATCTAATCTGGCATTAGCTTGCTGATAATATTCAAGACTCCATGTTAGCCCAAACCAAACAATAATATGCCCGCCTTTTTGTAGATTAAGCCCATGCCCCGCAGATTGAGGGTGGCACAGAAGAATTGGTATTTTTCCGGAATTCCACTTGTCAACCGACGTCAGCTCTTCAGCCTGAGGAAATCGTTTCTTAAGTCTCTCAAGATCATGTTGATACTGGTAAAAAACTAAGATAGGCTGGCCTTGGCTTTCTTCTACTATGTTCTCAAGCGCGTCAAGTTTGTCGTCGTGTATAGCAACTGTTGCTTTATCATCATCATAGATAGCACCATTGGCCATTTGAAGTAATTTATTGGCCAAAACCGCAGAATTAGCCGCAGATATTTCTTTATTTTTAAACTCCAACACCAAATCAGCTTCAAGCTGTTTGTAGGCTTTCATATTAGATAACTTAACTGATACAACGTTGTTGGTTCGCGGCGGTAACTTGAGATAGTCTTTAGCTTTCATGCTGACACAGATGTCCTCAATCTTGTTATAGATTTCTGCTTCTGCACCATCCCTAAGTGCCCAACTGTAAATGATTGGACCATTACGCTTATCAGGAACAAAATACTTGTCTTTAAATCGAGTCTGGCTCGTCTCAAGCCTGTCGCCTCTGTCCATCAGATAAATCTGCGGCCACAAATCAATCAAACTGTTAGGCGCTGGGGTTCCTGTTAGTCCTACAAGGCGTTGGACTTTCGGTCTAACTTTTCGCAAAGCCCTAAACCGTTTTGACTTACTAGACTTAAAACTTGATAACTCATCAATAACCACAAAGGTAAACGGCCATTTAGTCTTGTAGTATTCAACAAGCCAAGTAACATTCTCACGATTAATCAAATAGATATCGGCTTCTGTTTCTAACGCTTCAATTCGTTTTCTCTCGTCCCCCAAAACTTTAGAGTAGGTGAAATCAAAATGCCATTTCTCAATCTCCGTTGGCCACGTTTTTTCCGCCACTTTTTTAGGGGCTACAATTAAAATCTTATGATCCTCGGAAAAAATATTTTGAATCTCATCTATCGCCGATAGTGTTGTCAGCGTTTTACCAAGGCCCATGTCAAGTAAAAGGCCACAATAAGGGTGCTCTACTATCCATGTCTTAGCGTATTCTTGGTACTCGTGCAGTCTCACACCCAGTTCTCCATTTCTTTTAAGGCCATGTCCACTGATTCGTAGGAGTCAACAACCCAAACGTGCTGCCCAGCCTCTTTTATTTTTTTGTGCATGGCAACTTGGCTGGGTCTTGGTTTTTTACCAGGCGCTTTGACCTCTACAAAAAAGATTCCCGTATTCATGACAACAATTCTGTCAGGCGCTCCTATCGTCCCTGGACTGGTGAATTTTAAACACAGCCCTTTTGTTTTCTTTTTCAAATAATTTTCAATATCTTTTTCAGTCCTCATCCTTCCTCCTTTGGTCAATAAAGGTCAGGGTTACGTTTTTTTCAACTTATTAATTCTTTTTTATATACGTGTTTTATATATACCTTATTTTATATATATTTATTTTTTATATTTATATTTAAGTTAATAGAAGAAAAAACATAACTACATAACCTTAGGGTCTAAACTATTGCTATGAAAGGTTTTTTGAGGTTGCATAAAAGTTGCGTTAGTTATGTAAATTGACTTAAACAGGAAAGGTTTTTCAGGAAAGTTATGTAGTTACGTTTTTTTTCAACTTATAAAATTTTTTATCAGTCTGAATTCTGCGTAACTACGTAACCTTATATCTCCTGTTTACCTTTTTTGTTGAAAAACGTAACCCTTTAAAATTCTCCTTTTAGCCTAAAACCAATCCAACATCTTACGGTCTTGCCTCCCATTTTTGCGTTCTTATTTTCAAAATTCAGTTCATTCATCCTTTGCGTAAACGAATTCCTAGCCAAAGGTTTGTAGCCTGAATCCTGACAATAGAATTTATAAGCTGGGTAGACATCCCTAACAGGAACTTTGAAGTCTTCGCCAAGTTCACACTCGTCTTCAAGGAACATAGCCACGACATCGTTGCCTTTTTCCCATTTCTCGACACTTGACCCCATGCTGGCACTAATACTGAAATCTCTTTTACTTAAGGCCTTTCTAAGCCCCTCCATCGCTCTGTTAAAGATACCAGGCACCTCGCCCATAATCTTATCTAGGGGGTATTTTGCCTTAACTTCCTGAGTTAATACCTTATCCATCTCAAGGATCATCATGCGGCGCTTAAGTCCCCCACTGAAATCTCGCATAGGTGGGAGCTCATTCATGGCAAAAGACAGCTTAGCATAATTGTAAAAGTTAATCGGCTCTTTATTTTTACGGTCTGCGTGAATAGTATCCTCCCCCGTCAACATTTTAAGTGTTGCTCCATCTGCTAAGTATTGAGGTTTAGCATCGGTATCGAAGTTAGCAGTCTTTCGATATAAGCCGATTTTTGCAAAGCGTTCTTGCATCAGGTACTGCAGTGTCACGGCTGAGTAATTATCAGCACCTATCATTTCACGTAAAATATTAATCAGTGTTGATTTACCAGTACCGCCGCTGCCGTAGATGAATAGCATTTTTTGAATAGCATATTCGCGATAAAAGTTATAGCCGAACCACTCAAAGATGAAATCTATATTTTCAGCTCCGACGGTCTCCCTAAGAAAACCCTCAAAGGTTTCACAGGCCGCCTCGGGGTCATAGACAACGGGATGGCTTGACCTTGCATGCAATTCTGGATCAAACTTAGTCTTAAAACTGTTATCCCTCAAGTCATAGACTCCGTTCGCTAGCACTATCTTGTTAAGATCGCTCTCAGTAAACACTTCGCTTGAGAAAGCCTGTGCCTTAATCGCTACGACGGTTTCGCTAATGTGCCTAATCTTAGTAATTTTACCGAGTTTCTTAGTTGAGATATAACTCTTCAAATACTCCTCTGCGTTTGGCAACCAGATGCCTTTTTTAGCGTCGTAGCGTAAAAATTCTAAGCCGTCCCAATAAATCGGAACCTCCTTAATAATCTGCGTTGCTAGCAAATAACTATTGACCTCAGGTTCGCCCCTCTCATCAATTTCAAGCCAGCTTCTGTCATCTTCGACTGGTAACTCTTCATCGAAATCGCCTAAAGCCTCCGCCATTAAATAGTCTTTAATTTCGGGTAAGTCAGAGACAAAAGCATTCATCGCTTTACTTGATGGCAACTTATTAGTAGGAGTATTATCTTTAGCCTCGCTATCTTGCTCTCCGAATTTATGGATACGAACAAGGTCGTATGCATTTACAAGCGTATCCCCCACGGGATCTGTCCCGTGATGGCTATAAGCGAAGACATCATCATAGATGACTAAGCCATTTGCGGTTGAACCCTCAGTGTAGGTGTACCTATCAGGAGTCGTTCCTTCTTCATAAACCTCGGGCAAGAACGTTACAATGGCCTGTCTAATGTCATAGTTACGACAAAAGGCTCCAATAAGCCCTTTTTTACTAAGTGGGTCACCTTGTTTTTTAGCTTCACGCTGTCTTTTAACAGCGTGCGTCGGGCTTTCTGACCAGAAGCTTGAGTCACGCCAGTCCGGGTATGTATCAAGCACCTCATCAACACTTAGAAAAGCCTCGTCGTTATATTTAAACGTAAAGTCAGCATCTCTCGAGTGGCTCGGCCAGAACATCAAACGCACACTTTGATAAGTCGTGTCATCAAAGTTCGACATGCCTAGTTGATTAGCCAAATACCTAGCGACTGGCTCATATTCATCAGGCATCATTAAACGGTCAGTAGGGATAATAAGACGGTACTTAGCAGCTTTTTTTGAGTGGCTGTGAGTACTGTAGAGTACGTATGCATAGTCTGCAAGCAGGTCTAGCCTATCTAAGAAATCTTTACTTGGGCTATCTGCGTCAAGCGCAACCAAGGACCTACTTTGAACATTTTCGTTTTTCCGTTTACCCTGCTTTAGCCACCCGCCGACAAAACCTCCTACGTCTTTTGCTTGCCCTTTTTCTGCTCGAGACATCTTCTGGTACTCCGCAAACGTCTCTTGGGTGACTGTAGGTTTCTCTAACCTCTCAACCAGCTCCTGCCAAGTTAGCGTAATATTTTTCCACGTCTTAGCTGTTCGTGAATTACCCGTTGCGATATGAAGCTCTTGCAGAGGAGAAGACTTTACTATTAGTTTTTCTTGCTTCATCTATCTAATCCTTCATATAATACTTTGTTATGTAGCCTTCGCTATTTAAAGGAAGACCCTCCGCCCATTCAGGGGTCTGAGCCATCAAATCATTAACTTCTTCGATTGTCAGGCCTGAGCCTTCGATAATAGCCTCATCATGAACGTGGAAAACAACACCATAGCCTGCAGCTTCAATCCTCAGAAGCGCTTCAGCTAGAATATCCCTGGCCGTCGCCTGAACGATATTTTCGACAAGCTTACCGCCGTAAGTCTCTTGCGCTGTGAAGTAGGCCTTATCTCCTTGGCCCTCATAGACGATTTTGTCTCCATAGTCGCCTGGCTCAACCTTGGCTCTTGCATAAGCTAAGTTCCTACCGCTAGGCAATGTTATAAAGAGGAAACCTTTACGGTATCTAAATCGTAGTTTTCCAAGTTTTATTGGTGCTCTCGATTTGATAGCTTTGATGGCGGCTCTCTGCACATCTTTCCAAAATTGGACGATTTTCTTATTGGCCCTGCGCCAGTCATCAACTAGCCCTTGGAGCTCCTCTTCCTTGACTCCCATATTTAGAGCTCCCATCTGCTTGAGCGCTCCAGGACCTCCTTGATAGCCAAGTGCCAACTCTGAGATTTTGCCTTTTTGGCGTAGTTCCTTATCAATCTCCTCAATTGGAATTCCGAACATCTGGCTAGCGGATGCCTCATAGATTTTTCCGTGCGTCGAAAACACGTCAAGCCTCCACTGCTCTCCGGCAAACCACGCAATCACCCTAGCCTCAATCGCTGAGAAGTCAGAGACGTAGAAGGTACAGCAGTCTTTGGCCACGAGTGCCGTTCTTACTAGCTGCTTTAAAGTGTCGTTAAGACTATCGTATAAAATCTCCACAGCATCAATATCACGCTTTTTAACATACTCTCTAGCATCATCTAGATCCTTTATATAATTCCTAGCTAAGTTCTGTACTTGGACAACTCTGCCCGCCCATCTTCCTGTCCTGCTAGCTCCGTAAAACTGAAGTAGTCCATGAACTCGTCCGTCTGAGCACATAGCTCTTTCCATAGCTTCATATTTTTTTAGACTTGACATTGCGGTTTGTAGTTTAAGTTCTAAGACTCTCTTAAGTTCTCCTTCAGCCGTCTTAAGTTCCTGTTCAACATCTGCTTTAGTCAGCCCATTAGCCGAATAACCGTGTTCTTTTAGCCACGGTAACAACTGCGCCCTGCTATTAGGATTATCAAGTCCTGTTAGAGCTTTTAGTTCACCGGACAAACTTTCCATCTTAACATCTTTGCAATACAAGGCCGAAGCAACTAACTCTTTATCAAGCGCCACGCCTCTGTCGTTGATTCTCTGGTCGCATGCGTAGTAGTCCCATTCACGGTCGTGCACAGGAACTGACTCTAGTTTTTCGGCAATTGCCATCTCAACAACAACGTCTTGGATGCAGTAGTCAATAAACATTTGCCACTTTTCGGGGGCGTGTTCTGGTAAATTTCTAGTTCTCCCACCGTTAGCTTTACTTGGTTTGCAAGGAAGGGAAAAGTATCTGATTAAGTTTTTACCCGAGGTATCTTTTTCCTGCGCTAATTTTAAATACAGCGCACACTTTTCCAAGCTTGAAGGCAGACCCAACTCTTGGGCCAGCACCATAGTGCATTGCCATTGGCAAGGATCTAGATAGTAAGGTAGACCGAGGTAACGACTGAGACAAACTCTTTCGAATTGGGCATTAAAGGCGTGCTTTCGGACTTTATCATCAAATAACATATCTTTGATGTCTTCAGGTAGAGACTGCCTTGTCAAATCAAGGCACTCTACTTCTCCGCCATCTATAGAGTAAGCGAAAAGTAAAATCTCAAAATCTTCTGCGTCAGCGTACTTGTAAACCCCATTTTTGATGTCATTCGAACTATAGGTTTCAATATCAATATTTAAATGTCTCATACCTCTCCTTTAAAAATGAGGAGCCTCTAAAGAGGCCCTCTACTATAAAATGTCATCTTCGTCCTCTTCTTCGTTCCACTCGTCAAAATCTGCATCAGCTGACGAACGGCCGCCAAGGTAGTCTCCTTTAGCAACAATTTGGACGTTGTTTAATCCGCAAGAGATTCCTTTATTTCCCGCTGTGTTGTAAGCATAGGCATTAAGTGATACGCGAGCATAGACGCCAGAGTAAACTTCATCCGCTGAGTCAACGGGGTTTTTATACTTGTCAATGATTTGTGGCTTAGTTTTACTTGACACTGACATGAACACGTGTCCAGCGTACTCTGGGTGCTCTTCGGTATCCATTTCTTCGTCGCCGTCACGAAGCGTTGTCTTAACGCGCTCCCATTTAACCCCTTTGAGTTTATTGTCCTTGGCAGCCTCATAAGCAGCTTTCTGCGCGTCTTTAATTTTCTTGATTGTGACTTTGTCTGTTTTTGGAATTAAGATAACTGTTGAATACTTAGCCTCTTGACCTTCAAAGGCTTTAGGCTCTAGTAAAGCTACATAGCTTAGGCGTACTTTTCCGGTTACTACTTTAGTTGTGTTTGGTGTCATAATTATAATTTCTCCTATTCAAAATCTTTAATTGCTTGTTCTAAGCTATTTAATGCGGGTCGCTTGTCGCTATTTTTAACAAGGACAGGTTTGCCCTGTGGTTTATCAATTACTTCTGCTAATAAATCAGCAAAAGTGGTTTTACCTATTAACTTTTCAAGAGTTCCCATTGCTAACAGCTCTTTCGGTTTAAAAATCTCATCGTCAAAGCCGTTATCTTGTAAAATATCAATTGCTTTGTCTTTATCAGTGATGACTCGATTACTTCTACCTTCAACAATCTTATAGCCTGGAACTTCTTTTCCCGAGAGTGCTTCTTTCAGGGCATAGGCTTCAACTGACTCAACCCACTTCTTTATAGCTGAGGCTTTGTCAAGAATCTCTGCGACGGCTTCATCAGATAAATAGACAGGCTCCTGATAGTCATATTTATCAATTAATTCCCAATTTTCTTGCGCTCTTGGTACCAATTTAGCTGCGACAGGAGACCACTGCAATACTTTTTCACTTAGGTTCCAGTCACCAATGCCTGCGTCTGCTTGAGCGGCCATAGGCAAGACAACATTATCCGCCCAGTAGAGTAACTCCTCCACGTAAATGTCAACAGAACTAACCGAATCTAAACGTGGCTGAATAATGGTCATTTTGATACGGTCAAAGTCATAAACCATATCGTAGGAAGCATAAGCTCCTAGAGCGTACAGCCCCATCTGTGGGTTTTGGTTAGCAGACACAGGCATGCCCTTGCCATACTTAAGATCAATAATTTCAATGACCCCATCCGCTAAAATGACAACATCCGAAGTCCCAAAACCGCCAGGCACCCAGTCGCTAAAATCAACCCGTTTTTCAAGTTCAATTTCGGCGTTCTCATAAGCATTTAGGTGCTCCATAACAATATCTGTGTAAAGTTCCGTCATCTCTTCCATCTCTTCGTTGTAGAAGTCTGAGTTTTCCTTAAAAGCCTTGGTTAACGTGTTAAATTTACGCTTGGTGATTTTACCAGACTTGTACATCAGTTTGATTTCAGAAAGCTCATGGGCGCTTGTGCCCTCTTGAGTATATACGGTATCGCGGCTAGGATAGTCTGCTTCTAATCTCGGCAGCATAGGGCAATAAAGCCATCTGTAAGCACTAGAAGCAGACAGTAGTGCGTGATTTTCTACTGGCATTAGAGGGACTCCAACTTCTCAGCAAACTCAGCAAACTGGTTTTCTTCAAGTTCACCAACTTTTGCGACGTTCATCTCTTTCAAGACTTCCTTGATGTCCTTTGACTTCCCTTCTTCAACCTTGGCTTTAGCCATTTTCTTAATATCAGCTAATGTCAAAGTTACAGACTCTTCTTTCTTTTTAGGAGCTGGTTTTTTTTCAACAACATCCTTGGTTACTGTCTTCGGCATATCCAGAGCTTCACGCATAGCATCGAAAACACCTGCCATGCTCTCTGCTTTAAAAGTTACTTCAATCATTGTGTTTCTCTCTTTCTGTGTTATAATTTAATTGTGTATAATTGTTGACGGTTACCTAAGCCGTCTTTTTTAATGCAATCAATAACCTCACCTCCCCAAAAGCCCTTTAATATCAAGAATGTCTTTAGCAACCTGGCTGCGATAGTATGGGCTATCATGTAAACCTTCCTCGTAATAGGGATTAGGCGCAAACTCCCAACCTCCGTTAGGCAACTCAACTTCGATAACATCGTTGTCAATAATTTCTAACTCACGTTCAAGATAAGCTAGTGCATATTCTAAATAGTTCATTTTCTCTCCTCAATTACTTGTTTTAAAGTTGTTAATATAAAAACTGCGTCTGCTAAGGCTTGGTTTTGGGAGCAAGAGAGCCCCCCCCTGGCGTAAAATATCATTTAAACCAGCTAGGGTTTCACCTATGAGTTTTATTGAAATATTCATTTCTTTTTACCCCACAAAAATTCTTGCCATGACAAAGTTGCACCTTTAAATTCTTTCTCAGCCCACTTAACAAAGTTCCTCCTATCCTGGTCTTCTTTAAAAGTTTCCTTAGCTAATCGTCTCCAAAAGGCTTTTCTCGTCGCTTGACGCTCTAAGAAAGTTTCACTGAATTTAAAATCATTTACTTGATAAAGAGCTTCATATTTCTCTACGCCATTTAACGTCGGTAGCTCAATCCAAAGCATCAATTTTAAATCTTGTTTAATAGAACCCAACTGAGCAGATAGGATAGGTAAGCTATCTCGTCTTTCAGCTTCAGGTTTAACTAACTCCCCCTCAATCCGATTAATTTTCTTAATAATCTTTTCAAAAGTTGTCATCATTCTGCACCTCCTAGCTTGAGAATTTCATTAAGGATACGTATTTTTTCTTTGGAATAGCTTCTGAATTTATCCTTTAAGTTCAGTAAGAGTTCCAGATCAGATATTTCGCCAGACTCGTTTAAGTCAAGTAAAGCCTCAACTGTGCTCTCAAAATCTGTCGCATTTTCCAGTAGTTGTTTTTGTAATTCCCATTTAGACATAGCGTTCTGCACTCCATTTCTTGCTGTTTTCTAAAGCTACTTCCCTAAAAATTTTTCGCTTATTCTCTGGCGAGTTGTGTTTTTTAATGACTTCATGTTGAAGCCTAGTAATGATCACTAAGATGATTGTTGTTGTTAATAAAAATAGTTCTAGTTTGTTCATGTTATACTCCTCTAGCACTCCCCAGCGCTTATTGTTTCATTAAGTGTTTTATTTCATTGACATCAGCAAGACAATACATTCTGTCTTTGCCGTTTTTAAAAGATTTAAGTCCATAGCTTTCCATGCGTTTTATAGTTTGCCATGAGTAGCCGTATCCATTGACGAGTGCTGTTTGATTGACCCACTGATTTGCTAAATCTTTTTCCTGTATGAGTTTCTTAAACTCATCAAAAAGCTCTTCTGCTATCTGCTTTTTGAATAGGTCGTAAGTAAGTTGTGATTGCATGGATTTATCACCTCTTTCGTGATATAATTAAGTAAATTAAGTTTGTTTTGAGTCCGATTCCCGTCGGACTTTTTTTTGATATAATCATCAGTTGCCTAAGCTCCTCTTGGATACTGTTTTGACTACAGTTCCGTCTTCTTCGCATTCACGATATTGAACACCGGCGCTATTTTGGACCTCCGTAGTTGTAACTACAGAGCTAAAATCATAGCCTTCCTCCAGTTTTTCTAAACGTTCAAAAATGTTAATGAAAAGGGCATCACAATTTTGTTTTTCTGCGTCTGTCATAAGGCTCCTTTCTAGAATTGTGTTAAGCAAGTGGTTCGTGTATTTCTCTTTTATCTGATTTTTAAATCTGAAATAACTTTTAAGACAAAACGATTTGATGCTGGATCTTTTTTTCTTCCAGCTAAGATATTCGCCACATCTTGCGGTTCTTTATTATAGGTAACTGCTAAGTCAACTTGTTTTAGCTTATTGTCAAGCAGATACTTCTTAATTTTTTCGATTGCTGATGCGTTGTTTGGCATTGAGTGCCCCCTTTCTAAAATTAGTTATTTAAAATAGTATCAATTGCTTTTAGTTGATCTGTTGTCAGTAAATCGTCTTTTTTAATTTTTGATTCAAATTTTTCAATCACTGAATTGCGAAAATATCTATGTTCATTTTCTTTCAAAACCTCTGATATAACTTCATCAGTTGCCTCTTCTAGATAATAATTGTTGCCGTTTAAACAGACGCCATCTGGCATAAATTGAAAGTTATCAATATTGATTCGACCTGTCGGCGTGATTTTAGAAACAGCTCTAACTGTTCTTGACGTTTTAAACCATCGCGGATTATTTACTAAGATAATTTTATCTCCTGGATTTAACTCAGCTAACCATCCTGTTCTCTTGTCTTTTGCCATTTGTTATTTCCATCCTTTCCGCTCCCACTTGGAAGTTTTTATTTTGTAAGCAAGAAAATTAGTAAATTTTCTTAAAAACAGTTGACACATTACACCCTATAAGATAAAATGAAGGCATAAGAAAAACCTAGTTATAACCTTTATAACTCTTTTATATTCCGCAGTTCCCCAACTACTTAAAAAGATTTGTAAAAAGTTTAACTTCGTTTTTTACTAACTAACTATCTTACAAAAACTATTTTACACCAAATTTGGTAAAAGTCAATAATTTTACACCAAATTTTCTAAAATATTTTTTGTCATGCTCGGAAAGGTTGATATCAATGTTTTCAACATTCGAAAAAATAAAAGAACTGGCAAAAAAACAAGGTAAATCGCTCGGACATGTAGAAGAGGACTTAAACTACGGCAGAAATACGCTGTATAAAATAAAGAACTCAACTCCGAACGCAGAGAGGCTAGGAGAAATAGCTAACTACTTTAATGTTTCTACCGACTACCTCCTTGGCAGGACAGATAATCCTAAGATTGCGCAAGATGGGCACACTTCGGTCGCAATTGATCTAAAAAAAGATGCAGAAGAAACTTTCTTCTTCGACGGTCACGAACTCAACGACGAGGATATAGACCTTATCACATCTATATTGGAAACGCGCATCAAAAATAGAAAATAGAGAGGACTGCTCTATGATGACACCCGAAACAGTCTGTCAGGAAAAAGGCATCGATTTAGTGTACTTTGATGGTAGGGGCACAAACACCCCTGGAATGTTTAATAAAAAACACAACGTCATTGCGATTGACACTTATCTTGACGGTATATATAAACACAAAGTCATCTATCATGAACTAGGACATAGAGAACATACTGCGAGTTATTACAAACTAAACAAAGAAAAAGCAGAGCTACAAGCAGATAGATGCATGATACACCATCTCTTAAAAGAAGAGCTATCCTATTGGGATAACATGGAGGATTTCAACTACATCCAATTCATGGAAAAGTATGAACTGACCTCAATAGCTGACGAAGTGATGATCAAGGAAGAATTAGAGTTTTTAATTAGTTAAGGAGACAAGCATGGATATAGCTAAGTTAAAAGAATTTGCCATAAAAGCTGCAGGGAAAGCTAAAGATGGTGTAACTAAAGCTAACGAACTAAGAAAAAAAGCCTCACAAGAGAGCAAAATAATCCTACCCCCTGCCCTAAATTTAGGGCTAGGAGCACAAACGGCTATACGAAAGACCATAGATGGAAAATATTATATCGGATTTTATTCAGAAACTCCTGAGCTTTATGAGTTTGTTAGCCTTCAATTTGATGGGTCACGAATTATTGAAAAAACAGTAACAAAAGGGAAAACTACTCAAAAAGGGCGTTCTGGTAGTGTTCTAGGAGGGGCAGCAATAGGTACAGTTTTGGCACCAGGCGTTGGAACCATTATCGGTGGAATGGCTGGTGGGGCTAGAAAGAAAAAAGGAACCATTAACACTACTGCCACAACCACTTCTGAAGAAATACCTGGAAAAGCAACGGTAGCCTTAAGAAATATACAAACCGGAGAAGTTAAAACCTTAAAAACTAAGCTTACGCAGGCTCAGTACGTAAGTGCTAATAATTTCTTTAAATAAAAAAAGCCCCACGATCAAATTTGGCGAGGAGAGCGTGAGGCGAATCTAGCATAAGAAACAAGCATTAAATGGCTCGTTTTCTTGCACCTAATTATAACATATAAAGGAGGTGATGCCAACATCCTATCTCAAAATCAGCACTCCCTAGCGCGAAGAGAGAGAGGAAAAAACAATGATTGAAAAATACACTAAAAAAGATGGCACAACTGCCTATCGCTTAAGAGCATACCTTGGGGTTGATCCCATGACTGGTAAACAAGTCAGAACAACTAGACAAGGTTTTAAAACAGAAAGAGAAGCTAAAAGAGCCGAGGTAAAACTTATTGATGATTTTCAGCGTCAAGGCGCTTGGAAAAGCAATGATAAGACTACATTTAATGATGTAGCCAAACTGTGGTTTGAGCAGTACCAAAATACAGTCAAACCGTCAACATTTCTGGTTAACCAAAACTACTATAAAACAATTTTAAAGCCACATTTAGGACAACTGCAAATGACGAAGATAACTGTCATGATTTGTCAAAAATTTGTGAATTGCTTGTCTCGATATAGCGGTTATACGCTTTATCTAAGTCTAGCAAACAGAATTTTTAAATTTGCTGTCAATTTAGGTATTATTGATAATAACCCTATGAGCAAGACATTGAGATCAAAGTGCACTTACAAAAACGTGAATACACTCACCAAAAAATATTACACAAAAGAGGAATTGAATACTTTCTTGAGGATTGTGGAAGCTGAAGAAAGTCTAGAGATGCGTCTGATTTATAGATTGCTGAGTTATGGCGGTTTTAGAATTGGTGAATTAATGGCTTTAAAAGATACCGACTTTGAATTCCATAACAATACTATCAGCATTACAAAAACTATTGCCTATACAAAAGAAGGATGGGCTGTACAATCTCCTAAAACCAAAAAAAGCACTCGCGCTATATCAATGGACGCTGAGACCATGTCGTTAGCCAAATTATATATTAAGCAAAGTATCAAACCTTTACACGGATCGTTTAAATTGTTTAATTTTTCTTGCGACACTGTGAGAAACAGACTGGACAAACTTATATTGAAGCATGGATTAAAAAGGATTACTCCCCACGGGTTTAGACACACCCACGCTTCGTTGCTGTTTGAGGCTGGGATTCCCGATAAGATTGCACAAGAGAGGTTAGGTCACGCTAAAATAGCAATCACAATGGATTTATATACTCACTTGTCCAAAAAATCAAAGGATGATGTTGCTGACAAATTGGCTGAACTTGTCGCTGTTTAA